ACAGGATGCAGAGGGATTATCTTGGACCCACTAACACTGGCCTTAAGTGGCAAAGGAAACGAGGGGATGGATGAATTTATGTCATGGCTCTTGCGCTTTACTAAACGTGAACAAATTATTCACATCAACGTAGCTCATGTACGTAAAAGTGGTTCTGGATCTCAGGCTAATTCTACTGGTGCAGACATCCACGAAGAGGATATCAAAGGTTCAGGTTCTATTTTCCAAGTAGGTATGATCAACATCCTGCTAATGCGTGATAAGGAGCACACAGACCCTCGTGTAAGGAACACAACTAAGGTTGTTGTTAGTAAGGCCAGACGTACAGGTAACACAGGGCCAGCAGGCTTCTGGTACTACGATGGCACCAAGGCACGACTTGAGGTTGGTTCAGATCCTGAAGGTGATTACACAGATGATGAACAAGATTTTGGAAGTCTTGGGGCATATACTCAAGATAATTTAGACGATAAGGCAGCGTACTAAGGTCGCTGTTTAATCCTAAAACAACTAGAAAAACTAGGAGTTATTATGGAGATAGTATTTGATATTGAGGCCACCGGCCTCTTAGACACTGGCAGCATAGAGTATAAGAAATATCCTTTTAAGTTGAAGCCAACATTTCAAGTTCATTGTATTGTTGCAAAAGACTTAAGCAACAAGGGTATGATATATAACTTTACACCAGAAAACCTGTGGGATTTTCCCCACTTTTTTAAAAAAGCAACAAAGGTAGTTGGGCATAACATCATTGATTACGACTTGATGGTTGTTGAGTTGTTCTTTGGTCTTAAGTTTGATGTTGATCCTTTCACTATTGATGGCAAGGAAGTTGAAGTTTGTGACACACTTGTTCTCAGTAAGCTTCTAAATCCTGATCGCTTAGGTGGTCACGGTCTAGCGGCATGGGGCGAACGACTCTCTTTCTACAAAGATGACTTTGGCAAGCACACAGACTGGTCAGAGTATTCTGAGAGGATGCGGTCGTATTGTGTTCAAGACGTTCACCTAAACCACAAAGTCTATGCACATCTTATGCTGCAAGAGTGGCGTAACTGGAACTGGAAAGAGGCTTTCTGGTTAGAACAGACTTGCAGGCACTACATTACAGTGCAGAGTCACTTTGGATTTCAATTTGATTCTACCCTTGCTACATGGTGCGTTGGTGATCTGACACAGAAGATGGAAGATATCGAGAAAAAGATTGAACCACTACTTCCAAGTAAGAAAATGACCAAAGGATCTGCAAAGGAATTTACACCACCTAAGATACAGGTGAAAAAGAACGGTGATCTTTCAGCGCACATGCAGAACTTTGTTGCCAAGCATTCACTAGAGTGTAAGCAAGACGAGTACGGTGATTGGGTTTTAATTGGATATGGAGTGCGCTGGACCCTACCTATGGGTCAGGAGCCAATCCTCGATACAGAGCCTATGAAGCTTGCTGATCAGGATGCTATTAAGCAGTACCTAATGAGTCAAGGTTGGGAGCCAACAGCATGGAAAGAGAAAGACTTAACGATTAACACAAAGAAGCAGAAGCTTAGTGATGAAAAGTATCAGATAGCTGTTGATCGTTACATAGACCAGACAGTTAATGGTGAGTACTTTTCTGCGAGAATTGATCACCTTAAGATTAATGCAGGCGAGTTACGTAGAAAGCTTACGGATCATAATAGAAAAAGACCTTTGCGTGTCTTGTCTACACCTTCCTTTACTTTAGGGCAGGAGAAAAAGATCTGTAGCAATCTCGTAGCATTGGGTACAAAGTTTGAATGGGTTGCTGACCTAGTGGCATGGCTGACTTACAGGCACAGGAAGAATTCAATTCAATCAGATAAAGGTACTGGTTGGTTGAATGAAGATCGGATTCTTGATGATGGTCGTATAAGTACACCAGCAGACACACTAGGGACAAACACATTCAGGTATACACACAAGGGTGTTGCAAACGTACCAAGGTCTACAAGCACGTATGGTGGCTACATGAGAGCGTTGTTTGGTGTACCAGCAGATCAATATCAGATTGGTTCGGATGCTGCTGGACTTGAGGCTCGTGTTGAGGCTCACTTTACAAGACAGTTTGAAGGTGGGGAAGCTTACGCTCAGGCTCTTGTCTCTGAAAAACCAAACGACATCCACACAGTTAACGCTGCAAAGATGGGTGTTGATAGAGAGGTAGCCAAGCAGCTCAAATATGCCACCACTTACGGAGCGCAGGTTAAGAAGATCGCTAAGATGCTTGGCGTATCTCCAGAGGAAGCTGAAAAGATCTTCAAAGACTTTTGGGCTGCTTCTCTACCACTTGAGATACTGAAAGAGCATGTAGCAACATACTGGAAAACTAAAGGACACAAGGTATTCATCCGTGGTATAGACGGTCGTAAACTTATGACTAGGTCCGAGCATTCTCTTTTGAATGTGTTGTTCCAAAGCACAGGTGCTATCGTAATGAAGCGTCAAATGGTTATGTACATGCGTAAGCTTAGAGATCGCAATATGTATAGCAACCCTTTCAGGGAGTCTGAAATTCTGGCTTCTCAGATGATGCACTACCATAAATAAATTGTGGCTTTGTGTGGCAACACACACCGAAAAACCCCTTTAATTGCTGGAAAGCTAAGTTTACCTATGTTACAGTAGGTCAATATGCCAATCAGCAGCGAAGACGGAGGGAGGTATGAAACAAGAAATCTTTGGATATTTTATAACAAGATGTGGTGAGCTTACAAATAAACACGGCAGGGTTATAAAATTCTACGAAAACCAGAAAGGCTATCTTATGACTCAACTAAGGGTTAATGGCAAGACTAAGACAATAACGCAACACAGATTAGTTGCTATTGCCTTTATACCAAACCCAGAGAATAAGGCAGAAGTCGATCACATAAATGGTGACAGAAAGTGCAATCTACCGCAGAATCTGCGTTGGGTTACTCGGTCAGAGAATGTACAACATTCTTATACTAGTGGGGATAAATGTGCAATTGGAGTAAACAACAGCCGATCTACTTTTACTGAGGTAGAAGTGCATAACCTGTGTCGCCTTTTCTCGGATGGTCTTAAAGCGCCTGAAGTGTCAAGATTAACTGGTAGTCCATACAACACGGTTCGTAGAATAAGACAAAGAGCTACTTGGAGACATATCTCTGATCACTATAAGTGGTAATCCGTAACGTTCAGAGGTCATTCCGAGAGGAAGTAGGTAGCAAGTGCTATCGAAACGGGGGGCATCCCATGTGGATGGTGATATGATCCGATCTTGCAGGAAACTGTAAGCGGTATTTACGGGCATAGAGTAACGATCTATGCTGAACTATTGGATGAGTGCCAGTGGCAGGTTAGTCCAAAGCTTATAGATATGTACACCTTTGACACAAAGGAAGAAGCTAAGTCTTTTGAAATAGAAGGTAAGGTTCTTAGTAACGTCAAGGAAAGAGGTGGTGTCTATAAAAGAGGCTGGTCTGAGGTAGGCCAAGTGTTCTCAGAGACTATGGCCGAAGCTGGGCGGTACTATAACTTCCGTGTTGCGCTGGCAGCAGACTACGACATCGGAGCAAATTGGAGTGAAACTCACTAATTATTAAATAAAGCTATCATGGGGTTGACTTTAATAAGTAACCCCTATAGTATACCTCACACAGTCACACAAAAGGAGAAAAGAAATGGCAGGAAGAGCAGGAAGAAACGGTGTAGCTCAGAAGAATTACTATGCAGCTTATCAAAGCAAGGCTGCAAAGAACCGAGCAGCAAAGCTTGAGCGTCACCAGAAGCGTCACCCAAACGATAAGCAGGGCGGTGGCACTAGCTATCGCAAGTCTCCTCCAAAGGAAGTCTCAGGGTGGCTTACAGCGGGTGTTGATTTTATCCTCACACCACGTCAAACAACTCCACTGACAACCAAAAGTAGTAACGGAAAGAAAGAGAGTGGTATTCCAGCTTGCGCTGAGAACCTTAAAGAAATGAGTAACTCTGATCGTAAGAAGTTCGCTGAGTTGTACGCACGAGTTCGTCGTATCCAAGCTCACAACGATGCTTACGGCAAAGTTAAGACAAAAGCAGCAGTTTAAATCCAATAGCAAAAAAGAGGAAGCATACTATGGCAGTACTGAAAGATGTAACACTGGCTTACGTAAAGATTCAACAACCAGCTCAGAAGTTTGAGACGGAAGGCCCACAGGATACAGAGTGGACTGTTGATTGTGTTATCAGTGAGGCAGCAGCAGGGCGTTGGACTAAGCAGTTTGCTAAGCAACCAGCAAAAGCATTTAGCAATGCAGAGTTCAAAAAGATCTACAAGTTTGACGCTCCGTTCGCTGACCAAGACAAGCAGTTTGTTGTTAAGTTGAAGAAAGATACTCACTTCAAAGACTTTGAGACAAAGCAAATCGTACAGTGTGACCCTAAGTATCGCGCAAAGCTTTATGAAAACATTGGCGAGAAAGCAGGTAAGGTACTTCTTGCTGACATCACTAAGACTAAGTTGGTTGCCAACGGATCTTCTGGTGTTGTTATGTACGATATTATTAACAACAAGTTTGGGACATTTGCAAAGCTTAAGGCTGTTCGTGTTGACAACCTGATTGAATATCAATCTGGCGATAGTGTTGACGAGATCGGTGAAGTTGTTGAAGACGCCGACTACTCTACGGAGAGCGACGAAGACTACTCAACTACTGGTAACAGCGAACCTGAAGGTGAAGATGAACCTCCATTTGATCCTGATGAAGAATCAGATTACTAAGAACTAATCAAGGGCGGGGGCTAGTTATGCTCCGCCTTTTTTTTATTAAGAGGTAACTCTATGAGTAAATATCAAAATATAATTAATGCTGTAGATGATTTGGTTTCAGACTTTATCTACGACAACAGGAAAGAAGATGAGGATTTACCGGAAGGTGCTATTGAGAAAGCGATAGCTAACGGTGACATAACAGAGTATGAAATCGTAGACAAATTTAAGCATTCTCTAAGGGCTGGTTTACAATGATTTTTGATACCGTAGCTATTGATGGTGATATTCTAGTCTATCGTGCTGCTTCTGTTGCTCAACACACTTACTACGATATCTTTGAGGATGGTGAGTTAATTGAGACTTTTAAATACTCTAAGGAAGCGAAGGGTTATGTAAAAGACCAGTCAGAATTCTTTATGGAAGCGGATAAACTTTACGAAATTCGCCCACGACTTGAGTACTTTACAGAAGAAGACGCGAAAGAATCTTTTGATTTCCAGATGAAATCAATTAAATCAAAACTTAAAGCTAAGAAATACAAGATCTATCTCACAGGCAAAGGCAACTATCGAGAAAAGATTGCAACAATTTTAAAATACAAAGGCAACAGAGATAACACAGAAAAACCGTATTGGTTTTATAATGTAAGGAAGTACGTAGAATCTTTAGGTGCCATTGTAATCCACGGTAACGAGGCTGACGATGCTTGTTCTGTTGTGGCATACAGGGGTTATCTAGAAAACAAAGACAACCCTACAACAGTCTGTGTGTCTGCTGATAAAGACTTACGGGATACTCCCGGTAATCACTTCAATCCAGACAAAGATGATGCTGTTGTTCTCATTACAATGGAGCAAGCCAACAAAAACTT